TGAGAAACGTCTAAACCATTTACATCAGTTATATTAATAGTTGATAGATTGGTTTGTGATAACCCTGATAACACAAATGGTGTGTTAGTTAAAATTTGACATGTATTTGTTCTCCCTGTTATACTCATTATTGTAAATTATTAATACTTAAATCTATTGATTTAGATGTAACACCAACACATTGAGAACCTGAATTCAATGAATCTAAATGCATGGTTACCTTACCACTTGCAGCTCCAGTTGCTGTTATTACTGGTGTTATAAAGAAATCGTAAACGCCATTATACTCTGAATTAGGGGTTAATGGAATATTAGTTAATGTATGCACCGTATTTGTTGGATTTAAAGTAAAAATGTAAGATGAATTAGATATTGCTATTCTTAACTTTGTTTCTGGACTTTTAACCACATTACTTAAATTAAACGTAATTGTAGCGTAAGTTGTGGCGGTAAGGCCATCAATAGTGAATGATTTAACCCCAGTATTTATATTAGTAAGTATCTTAACGTCTACATCACAAGTAATTACTGGGCAAATTATTACTTCTCTGACACCACTAGTGTTTGTTTGTAACCAATTAGCTACGCTAGTATAATTACCACCCATATAAACTTGAGTTGCAGCTGAATGACTTACAGTGTTTATTCCATTTATATCTGAATATACTGTATCACCAAATGTTGGTAATATACCGCTACCATTATGATAATAAGTCCTTATTAAAGGTAAAGCAGCCACTGGATTACATGCGTCATCTGTTTGCAAACTAACATTAAATGCCGTTAAAGCACTTAATGGGGTTAAATCAATACAATCATAAGTTGAATCAAGACATAATTGGATTTTAAAATAGGTGTTTAATAATTCACTATCACAACCGTTTGGACCTGTAATTGTAAATGTTGTATCACCACTAGTATATGTAGCACCACTTAATGTTGATGCACTTAAAGGTGATTCAGCTATAGAAAACAATCCAGTAACATATTCACCTTGCGTTATTGCAGTAGAACCAGTCACAGGGAATATATAAGTATGGAATGTTTCACCAGTTAATGACGCTGTTAAGGTCCAAATATTTGTTATAGTACACCCAGTTTCATTAACTGGATTATTATCATATATTTGATTTAAGTTTGTTGTTAATATTGAATCAAAATCATGGTCAGTGTCAAGTACCACTAAAACATCAGCATCACAGCATTCATCGAATGTTCCATTTGCATAATTAGTAAATAAATTGATTTCAGCATCAATATTTACTTCTTCAGCGGTAGTAGCACTATAATTAGGTACTAAACAACCTCTAAATTGGTCTATATATGCTTGGCCACCATCATAAGGCCCGATATGTGGGTTATTTCCAGCTAAAATATCTATATCTGGCGCAGGGCCACCTGTTTGTCTATACCATAAACCAGCTTTTTGGAAATACATGTCTGGTGTATCAGGAAATACTTTTGGATACCCTTCAGAATCGATGTGTATTGTTGAAATATCAGTGGTATTATTGAAATGGTTCATCATTTCAGTTACCAACTCAACATTTACTGGTTTATCAGCAACGTATAGGTACTCATTAAAGGCCACTAAACCATCTGGAGCACCTATGAATTTAAATAAGAATTCAATCGCCTTCCTAGTACCTTTAGATTTCCAAAGCCAAGGTGTATTTAGAACAACTCTTCTCCATAATTCAATTTCAGATTCAGCATCGCTATAACCTCTAGAATGACCATCATAATAACTATTATTTAATGATAAAAAATTACCTAACACGTCAACTTGTGATATAGAAGAAGTTAATTCCCAACCTAATATTCTTGCGAGGTTTTTAAGCACTGCATCAGGTGTGTTATTTTTCTTATCATAAGTAACCGTATTAGCAAATCTAATACCATCCGAATATTTTTTAATCTCATCAAATTCTCTACCATAAATTTTAAGAGTACTGGTCATTTTTTGGCCATTTGAATCTGGGTATGTGCCATTAATATCAGCAATACTATCGAATTCTGAAATAGATGTAGATACCAAGAATCTAACCATTAAATTAGATTTTGAATTATCGTTGATGTCCGCTATATTTAATAATTGATTTACAAAATTAACATACGATATCGAATTAAAATCAATATTATACCCATCTGATATTGGCCATGTTAATTTTTTAATAGTTTCAATAATATCACCAGTTTGACTTTCATTGTAAACTTTAAAACTACTAGTGTATAATGGAATCGTTAAACGGTTTAGTAAATTATTCTCAAACTCATTTATATTGAAGAAAAATTCTTCAATTCTAGTGTCGTTAGGTTTTATATGGTAATTTATTATGGTAGTTCCAGAATCAGGGAATGGATTCCCATTTACTGCCACTGAAATAATTGAGTTTGTTAAAGCTGAAGCTCCAGATAAACTTATTATCGGGTATGTTCCACCTGACGTTGAAATTACATAACTACTATAATTTAAAACTAAATTTCTTAACGTATTACTCTCATTAAATGTATTTTCGATTGTACCACCACTTAGAAAATTTATACTGAATTTATTTTCTATTCTAGCTGTATCAATATTAAACGTACTTGAATTTGATGATGGGTTATATATATAATCAGTTACAGTGTTACCTGTTAATGAAGGGTCAGTTTCATCAACTTCTCTAATGTATAACGATGCTGGCCATTTTATTATTATATTTTCTAAAGAAACTCTAATATATTCTCTTAATGACCCAAAAAACGCAAATGTTAAAGCGTCATTATAATCTAAATTAAGTTTTGCGTTTTTAGAGTATTTAGTAATAACACTTTCTAGTGTTGAGTCTAAATTTAATGTTTCTAAAGATAAAAAATTAGTGAAATTATTAGTAACAAAGTTTTTATCAACCTTACTATCAATATTTGTTGATATATTAAAACTTCCAGAAGTAAAAATAGGGGTACCTTCAGCTGCACCAAATTGATTTCCAACTAAATCTGGTGAGAAATTTCTATACTCTATTCCATTGCCAAAAACTTCTTTTTTAGCATAACCTACTACTTTAATACGACTCATATAATTTCATTTAACATTACTATTTTATTCAGTTAATTTATAATTACACATTACTGATATTATCAAAATCTTTGCTAAAATCAATATTTGTTTTAGGTTCTCTTATTTCAAATAAAGGCTCACCAGTAAATTGGTCTTTAATTTCAAATAAATTATATTGTTTATAAATTTGTTTATCAAATGTATAATTCGTGAAAACACCATCTTCCATTGACTTGCTTTGTGGTCCATATATACCATATGCTATTGTTTCTATATCATGCTCAACCATTTCAATCTCAATTTGAATTGGGTTAAAAAAAGTATTAGTTATAATTACATCTTGATTAGGCTCACCTATAAATGGCAATACATTAGGTTTTACACTAGAACTTGAACTTGGGGTTACTGTACAAAAAACTAAAGTAGAATTATCATTAAAATTATATCTCACAGCTTTTTGATTTGTATTGGTTAAATTTTGGTTAACTACATCCACCCTGTTATTTGATGTGATTATTCTAAAGAAATTCCTAACTTTAACATCACCATCAGCGTTATCATTGCTTAAATATTCCACTCTATACCCAACTAAACCGTTATTTCTAAATCTTGATGAGAACTGACCACTTAAATTAGCTGATGCCGTATCAAATATCAACCCTTTAACATCTGACTTAGCGGCTAATACACCACAATCTAAAATAGTAGTTCTAATCTCAATTGGCTTGATTGAGATGGTATATATACCCTTTTCACTAAAAACTGTTTTAGATAAAGTTAATGTATACATTCCACCAAAAATTTCTACAGAACCTGTATTATTTGGGTTATTCATTTGTGATAAAACATCATTCGTGTTTAATTTCGTTAATGTAGTGTCACCTATTTGATTTCTAGATGGGGTGTAATGCAAGAAAACTTCAATATCATCTAATGATACATCGGCTGGTCTAACTGTCCCGTAATTTCCGCTCATTTTTTTATATCTTTTTTAATTAATTTATTACCATTTCGACTAACTATAATAACATCAACTGGTTTAACATTTTCATTAACCCATTTAATTTTTTTGATTTGCTTAAAATCATATTTACCATTAAACCTACTCGGTATTTTACCTAACAACACATCATAAGTATATGAAGATTTTATTTCTATAAATTTATCATCATATTCAAAATCTGGATAATAAACCCCATGTGGAGTATTTATCGAATTTGTGTTATTAGGTAACTTATTATTTTTATTTTTAAGGTATTCTATATATTTTTTTTTCATAAGTACCTTGGTATCTTAAACCGTGAACTTTGTGAAATTTACAATAACCACCCGTTTGTTTTCTTTTTCCACTTCTAGCTAATTTCATTTGTGCTATTTTCATATTTCTCTTAGCTTCTACAGAAGCTTTCTTACCTTTTCGTGCTATAGAAATTGCTTGGCTTTTATTTCTTATGTAACCATTATCAAATATGTGTTTAGAAATAAAACCTTGAGTTAATTGCACCATTTCTGCTATTTCGTAAGTATTTTTACCTTCATTTAAATATAAATCCTTTATGTCACGTTTTTTATCTTCACATAAATTTATTTTTTTACCATCACTAAAACTCTTAACGTTAATCCCATTATCTTTTAACAACCTAACTATTTTTGGTCTACTAATATCATAGATTTTACTTATTTTAGTTGCCGATAACCCTTGGTTATATAAAGAAATCACTTTTTCTATCTCGATACTATTAAACTTCTTTAAATTAATGTCTCTACCATCAACCCAAACACCATTTTCAATTAATATTTTTTTTATTGTGTTTTTTTGCCTATTTAATTTTTTACCAATCATTGTGAATGACATACCACCATCATATAATAAAATAATTTCATTTATTTCATTATTATTATATTTTTTCATTGTATATTGATTTACCATTTTTTAATCTCTATTAATATTATAAAATCCGTTACCGTATCTAGATAAATGGTCTAGACTTTCTACTTCAGATAATCTTAAATGTTTATCCAACACACTAAATGTGCTTCTATCTATAAATACATCACTTTCAACTTCTGGTGCACTAATAATGCCTAATAAATATTCTTCTTGAATTTGAGCCTCTATTGAAGTGTTGGTTTCATTCCAACCTTCGCTTTGATATTGTACTCGTGTTTTTGTTATATCACCATCTAATTCTTCTGGGATATCCACTCCATTAATTGGGTTATCTTGATATAAAATCCCTGTTGTTTGTCCTGTGGTACCAATAAAAGAATCTCTAACTGTATCAAAAACATATGTAATGGTTTCACCATCAATATTTGTCACTCTATCAACACCTATAATCGGGTTACCTTGATAATTTACATAATTTTCTCTTTTAATATTAAAATCAATTTTATATTGTTCAGTTTCATCATAAGATTTTAATTGAGATAATTTAGAATCTGAAGCACTAATAATAATACCACCTTGTTTAAAATAATTACTAACTGATTCAGTGATTACATTACTACCATAAGGCATATCAGTTCTTAACCCCATATTATCAATATTTTGATATAATGGAATTTTAAGATAAATCTTATCTTGCAATTCACTAAATAATATTTTTCTTTTAATTATTTCCATTATTCAACTCTTATTTCGTATAAGTCTACATTAAGGCCAGTGGTTGTTTCATTGATATTTGACGCATTATTATAAGAATTATCTATCGTGTAATAATAACCAGTAGCGTTCCTTGTTAATAAATACCTTACATGTAATTTTTTAATTACTGAATTAATATCTAATAATTCATTTGTTGTAATAAATTTAGTGCTTTTACCTGTTGACGCATTATTAAATTCAGCCCTCATATATAAAGCTGTTGGTGTGGTAGAATTAACATCACTTTTATAGTGATAAATATAAAATCCTTCAGCGAAACCTTCGGGTTTTGTTACTGGGTTATTTAATATAAATCTAACTAAAAATTCATTTGCATTTACAGGTAATCCTGAACCAACTCGCACATTACCAAATTCATCTGTGAATTCTATTATATCAAGCGATGTAATTTTAGAATAAATGGTAATATATGATACTAAATTTTGATTGGTTGGAATATCTGAATCATAAAAACTTAACTTTAAAAATGAATTTAAAAATCTATTTTTTCTAAATTGTATGTCATCATCAGTAAATCCAATATTACCATAATAAGTTGGAGATAGGTATGAATCATCTAATAGAAAATTTAATTTAAATATTAAATCTTGAACTAGATTACCGTTATTTAATTTAGGTGTAAACCTAACCCTCTCATAGTCAACAATTGGATTTATAGCCTTTTCAGTTTCAACCGAAATAAAATCTCTGTTAACTATTTCAGCTTGGTCTACTGAATTGAAATCTAATGATAACGGAATTTT